TGGAGATGATAGTCTTATGTCCTCGATCCTCCGTGGTTTCTCTATGTCTTTCATTACTCTTTGGTTTTTCGCGAAGGGGGTAATCATCACCAGTTCGGAGAAAACTGATTCCGTCACGGATGGGCTAGAACTCTTCGAATTGTCTTGCTGCCAACGAGCTTTCGTTTGGTCCGATGAATTCCACAGAATCGTTGGTCCCCTTTCCATCAAATCGCTCTCTAGGTCACTCCATTGCATGCTCCCTTCCAAGGAAAGCCCATCAGTAGTCGAACGGAATATAATGCGGACTGTACTTGAGGAACTTGTTCTCCACGGGGAGGACACGTTCAATGACATGCGAGCTAGACTCATTGCCGCATGCACGGATGCCGAGAGGATGCACATACACTCGAAAGCTCTGTCTGAACCTTATGCACACTACCTCGCGGTGATGCGTAGGAGGGCTCCGACCCTCCTCTCCGAAGAAGAAATCAGAGACGCGAAAAACCGATTTTACCACGGTATGGTAAAGAAGGGACTTGTAGACCCGCAATTCGCACGAGCTACACACATTTTGGACAGATTACCTGCTCTGCCCCCTCACCAGGGAAGGATCCGGCATTCATTATGTGAAGATGGTGTTAAGGACGAGGCTGACATACCTCCACCCTCGAATATTAACTATGTTTCAAACCAAAACCAAGAAAATAACATAGAGTTTATAACTCCATCCTCCACAGCAGATGTAATGGCTGTGGCCGCCAACAGTTCCCCGGCTGCAGGAACTGTAAAAACACATGATACACCATTGACGGTACAGACACGTCCTATCCGGCTCAAAACGCTGTCTTGGTCTGTTGGCTCTGTTCTGACCACCACATTTGATCCTTGGTCTTTACTCATGGCCAATCCCGTGATACGTAACAAAATGGAGTTCTTCCGGTACTTCCGTGGGAGTGTCCGGATCAAAGTTCTGATTGATGGAAACCAGTTCCACTCCGGCGAGATGTGGTTGGGATACCTACCCCTACCGCTCCATGACGAGATGACGGAGTATGAACCCACGTCGGAAGCGGACTTGGTTGAATTTTCACAACGGCCTCACATTGTACTATCCCCCCGCGAGTCACAAGGGGGTGAAATGTTGCTTCCGTTCATCTTCAACCGTGATTATGTCGATCTTCTCTCTGACGAAATGACCCAGATGGGAAGGTTGTATCTACGCACGATCGTTCCCCTAGCTATGGCAAATGGGGGAGACCAAGCCTGTACTGTCACCATCATGGCACACTATGAGGATCTCGAATTGTGCATGCCCACAACACACCCTATGCCCCTTTTGAAAGTCGTCAATGAATCAGCCCTGAACACTAGAATGGAAACCGGATTCGTTGTCCCTGGGAAGGACAGGCACAATTTGTCACTTCAGGACCGCTCTGATATCTCATCTGACCCGGCCTCTATGTGGTCCGAAAGACAAGATTTGTCATTCTCATCCCTTGCAAACCGGGAGAGTTTCATCGGACAGTTCATTTGGAGTTCAACTACCCCACATGATCAACCTCTCGCCTCGTTCCGGTGCTCGCCCTTCCACGGAATCACTGAGGGAGCTTCCCCAAATGTGGAGAGTCATGTGACACCCTCTTGTTGGGTTTCTCTCCCATTTACTTGGTGGAGGGGAATTTGCGAATACCGCTTTGAGGTAGTTTGTTCTGCCAACCATCGGGGGAAACTTCTCTTCACGTGGGACCCGTTGTACACCAGAACCAACGGCGAGTACAACAAGAACTATATGGTCGTGATGGACATCGGTGAGAAAACATCCCATGTAGCGAAAATTGGCTGGGGACAGAACACTCCCTTCCTCCCAACTGTTACTAGCATGTCACAAATTGTGAATCAGACTTCTGGTGATTACGGCACTTCGGTCCCGTACGCGAATGGCGTGTTGACCATGTCCGTGTTTTCCCCTCTGATGATCCCCTCTCAAGAGGCTGATTCCACTGTGTTTGTCAACGTTTATCAGAGAATGTCTAAGGGGATGGAACTGGCTTTGATCCGTGAGCCCTTGATTGGTATGTCCCCCCAAAAGAACAACATCAAGGAAGGGGCAGCGGTGATTCGCCCAATCGACCCACCAGTGCCAGCACCAATTGCCAATCCCACATTAGCACAGACCCGAGTAGTTGACATATGTGAAGAGCCCATGCTTCTAGCGTTCCGTCCAACTGCGAAAGCCAGAAATTTGGTACCGCCCTACTCCACGTACAACGATCAGACCATGCCCTCGATTTTTGCAGACGTGAACATGGACAAATTGATTTCAGACGTCAACGAGCCCTTCAGCCTGGCACGCGATATCCCCTTTACTGAGGAGTATCCCTACGTCTTCCGATTACGGGGTTTCGTACAGGGAGGAGGTCCTGTCAAGGTGAACACACTCAACACCCCCGTGCCAATTGAAATTGATGCTGCCTTGTCGGGTATCACCGCAACCACTGATCTCATAATACAGCCTCTGAACAATGGTTTGCGTTTCCAAGGCGACCTTGTCTTCACCTCCACCACAAGATTCGAGATCAGTAAGGCCATTCTACACATACCTAAATGGCTCCGTACTGCCGTGAGACACCCTCCAGAATTGCCCAACTATATCGATCTCCAGCCGTTCCTGAATTTCTACGAACCGAGTGCTGGTGGTGGGATCGGTGTGCTATCAAGCAACCAGATCCCTGTAGGGAGAACCAACGTCTATTTCAAAATCCGAGTCAATCCTGAACACATCCTACTGAGTAACGTTGTCCTGTCCTACATCGCCACGACAACAGGCAATCCCATCACCATGGCGAGCTCGCGTGATGGCAACTGCGTACTCCCGCCAACTGGAACAGGTCGACACCATCACGCTTTCTCCTACTCGGAGGACAATCTCTTCTTTGTCCCGGCTACGTCCACATTCACTGCGAACCAGATCACCTGGCTCAAAGCGGATACGGCGGCTGTTCGAACGGCTGTGAAATCTCTCCCCGTATTGGTAACAAATCAGAATGATATGGACTCATCATCCACCATGCACGGACCGAACATGATCCCGAACAAATCAGGGGATCACTTTCACGAACTACACCGCGATGTGATGCAGTGTTTGGAGATGCGCAACGTTCACTCTATGAATGCGCTGGGAGCCGTTGGCGGCCACGCAGTGTTTATGACACCGTACTTCCCATTCCAATACCGTGAAAGGCTAAACACGAATAATTCGAACGATACTTTACTCCCCAATCTGTTTGAATATTTCGTGAGGGCTTTCCTGACATTCAAGGGCTCCATGAATGTGGAAGTGACTTTCGAACACAGCGCAGGCCTGGTTCATCCATCCTATGCCAGAGCAACGCGCGTCGATAGCACATCGACTGTATCGCTGAACACACTCAACTTGCCGAACTATCTGTATTCTTTCAAGTCCGCCGAACATTACAATCCACGGTTGGATCCCTCTTTGAAGGTGACCGTGCCTTGGAACAATCGATTCCGTTTTGGCTTCGCACGATCAACCGATCCTGAGAATCATTCGCTCCATGCCTTACGTGTCCATGTGGGAATCCAACCATCGGCACGAGTTGTGACATCCTACTCCGTCGGAGAGGATTTCTCCCTCGGACACTTCCTGTGCACCCCTATCTTACGCGTCTCTTGACGGTGCGCGTGCCCCCTTAAGTGGGGGCGAATCAACCATCAAGCCGCAACAGAACACCTTAATGTGTTACTGATTGCAACCCGTCATTGCCTTAATGTGATGATGGGATACACCACACTACGCGTGTGTGTGTGCGAGTACCCCGCAGGGGGCCCGTGTGAAACTGACCTTGTATCAGAATTTTTTACCCGGGCAACCGGGCTTTTTTACAAGACCACTTGGGTAC